TTTGTACCTCGCTTGGTAGACAGTTTGCTGACACCGGACATCTTTAGCATTCTAGCACATGCCATCTGTGGTGAAGGAGGTATTGTGGCTACGGACATTTGTGAGGTTAACGGGCAAAACCGTGAGCCAGTGATATTTGATGTGACAGGTTATGCTTTCGCTCCAGCTTGTGTTGACACTCTACGACTTTTAGGTGCTAACATGGCAGCCAGTCAACAAGGCGATTTGTTTGCTCTTGCCGTAGTTCGAGGCATCAATAGTGTTATGACATTGGTTAGTCACAGCGATGAGGGTGGAATTTTGCGTGACATTCTCAGAGTGGGTGGTAACAATGTGCCTTTTGGTGGCATTCACACTGGACTTATGGATTATACTGGTTTGCCAGCATTGGCTTCTGATGAAGGGAAAACTATTGCAGGTTACGTAGACAGCATCCTTTTAGGAGCAGGCGGTTTGGTAGCTCATTGTGACCCAGGTATCTATTATAATGGTAAATGGTTTCCTACCGTTCTTTGTGGTAGCAACCAATCTGATCCTGAGGTGGAATCTGGTATCGATCAACCTGGAAATAATAGTCATGCAGCAAACAATAGGGTAGGCTTGCTAGGTCAAATCGGTAAATTCGGTGACATGTATTGTAAAGCTTTGGCTAAAATGTTCGGTCTGGCTGAAGGTGGTAATTTGGCTTCCAAGTGGCTTACCAGCAGTTGTCAACATTTAGTGTCAGACAACCGTCATCTACGTTTTAGTAGTATAAGTCCGTTCTATTGGGTTGAGCCAACTAGTATCATACCACATGATTTTACTGGCTTTGTCGCGGAAGTGGAAGGTTTTGCTTCTCTCTGTACTCGAAATGTCTATCGAGATTTAAGTGCTTGGGAAGGAATTAATGAACAGCCAGAAACTGATGGAGTCCATGGCAATTACTATGTCAGGTTTCGAGGAGCCAGATCTTCCCCTTATCTTCACCATTTCTGGGGTCATGAACGTGACGGGCTAGCTTTTATTCATCCTAGGCAAATGGACCCAAGTGGTATAATCCATCCGGGTAAATGTGGTGAACAAACTTGCCGGGAACGTATTTTAAATGGAGCCAGTATTGCTGATTTTTTGTGGGTCCGAGGTCAATCGCCGATTTGTGCTCCCGGCGAATTCTTGAATTTAAATGGTAATATAGGATTGACTGTACGTCATAAAGTTCTTTTAGGCTTAGGTGAATTACAAGAAGCTCATGTACCTTCACTACGTGAATTTCGAGATTTACGAATCGGTTTTATGGTCAGTGCTCCTTGTGGAATTATTGCTGGTAAATTAAGTGAATGGACGGTTAAAGCGACTCGCGCCAGAACAGCAGGTGCTAGGGCTCTAGCTAACGCAAATCGTTTGGCTCGAGCGTTAGGTGTGTCTCACATTGAAGATATGCCTATCATGTTGAGTTGTCCGGTTGATGTAAATCGTTTGGAACCGGCTCACACAGCTACTGAAGAACACGTCACTGTTGTGGGCGGCACGGATCAAAACATAGTACCTTCTGAATCCGCACACGAAAGGAATGAAGGTGTGATTAGCAAAACAGTGCCGGTTAAAGCAGTAATGGCTATGGATAGTAGTAAAGGGCCTTCATACGTGATAGGACGCCCATTAGGTGTAGGTGTAGGAAGTGGTGATTCTGCACGGCAGTCTGAATTGATGGCGAAAACGCGTACTTTAAGTGTAGGAAGTGGAACGGGTATGGGTCCAACGCCGGTTTTGTCTACGGCTCAAGGTGATCCTAATCCCGTTCCACACGTTTAGTGCGTAAATCAGGGTTCTACTGTCATAAGCATGGATTACCGAAAGACGACAGTAGAGCTCTTAATCTCCATGATTTAGGCGACTACATGAGGCGGTTATTGAATAGTGTCGGTTTTAATAGTATTCTATTTCGTGATTTGAGCAGTATGCGTCAAAGCATGTATTTAGATAGTTTGGATGTTAGTTTACAGGACATCAATATAGCAAAGCCTATAGTTGTGCTTGATGATTACCTGGGAGGAGGAGATGTAGGTTGTGCAGTGTGTGAGAGTTTAAAACCTTTGGAGTGGAGAACTGATGACGTACGGGAAGTTTTGTGTGCTATTTCTCTACTACTATGCAATCCTTGTCAGCAGCTGAAATATGATGAGCAGTTCTTACGCCGATTCACAATACGTTATTTTTCTATCAGATCTGAATCCGCTCAACACAGTCGCAGCATAGATCGTAGTACATATAATAAGTTACGAGCGGAAGTACCACACAATTTGTTAAAATATAAGCATGGTAAATGGCGTCTATATTTTGATTTTCATCAGATAATTAGAGTTAGGGCTTACCGTGAAGCTTATTTTCCAGTAAAGCCTTTTATGTTTGCGACGACTAAAGCCAATATTCGTTTGAGCAGTCTGATGGAGGGTTTTAGAGACGCAGGTTGTTTAGGAGGTGTGAGGCTCATGTTGGAGAAATGCAGTAAATACGCATTCTATGAAGATCAAATATGCAGTTTGTTGTTGTTATGGTATGGCCTTCGTCCCGACGGGAACGAAATCAGTGAAATTTACCCTATTCAATGTATAGTTTCGGCTCATAAGGTTAAAGACTGGAGTACTATGTTAAAAAGTCTAGGTTGGAACGGATCCAGACTAGGTGCCAAACTGACAGAAGGTAATACTCTATTGGGACGCGGAGTAGCGATACCGGACTTAGTTGAAGAGACAGCAAAACGCGCGGACAAGAGTTGGTGTGACTCAATGGTGGTTGATTGTGACGAAATTAAAATGAGAAGGGTTATCAGATCAATTCTTAGTGACGAGTTAAGTGGTGGACCGTTATCTTTCGAAAGTTTGGATGATTTTTGGGACAGACGTTGGAGTTGGTGTGTCAATGGTTCACATGTACGACTTTATGATGCTCGAGCAGGTGTTAATGATATAAGTCACTTGCCGGCTAATGATAAGTTCTATCGTCGTATGTTTGCTGAGGCTTGTGAAAAAGAACCGATATCGTCGTGGGACGGAACCGTCAATGTAGGAGCAAGTGTTAAACTGGAACAAGGCAAATCACGAGTGCTATTCGCTGCTGATACAATAAGTTATTGTGCTTTTGAACATCTCTTAGGTCCAGTACAAAGAGCGTGGCGTGGTCGCAGAGTTATATTAGACCCAGGAGAAGCAGGCCAACTTGGTATGGTGAAGAAAGTAAAAATCAATGATGCTAGCGGCGGAGTGAATGTTATGCTGGATTACGATGATTTCAATTCACATCATAGTTCCAATGTCATGTCTTGGCTGTTTGATGAATTGATTACAGTTGTAGGGTACCCGTCCGATTTGGGTTCAAAGTTGAGTAATAGTTTTCACAATACTTATTTGAGATCTTTGGGTACTCATTTACATTGCAAAGGTACTTTAATGACAGGTCATCGAGCCACCAGCTTCGTTAATAGCGTCTTAAATGCGGCTTATATACGTTATGCAATCGGGGAAATCACGTACAATAATTTGTATTCGATGCATGTTGGAGATGATGTATATATGCGATTACCAAGTGCGGCAGGAGCGGACCAGATATTAAAGTCTTGTATACAATTGGGCTGTCGTTTGAATGCGTCTAAGCAAAGCGTCGGTCGTTACACAGCCGAGTTCCTACGGATGGCCATCACACCTACTGGTGCTTACGGTTACTTATGTCGTAGTATCAGTTCCTGCGTGAGTGGTAATTGGGCCAATGACGTGCGATTAAACGCTAGAGAGGGTCTCATGTCTATGATTAGTAGTTGTCATGCTCTAATAAATCGGAGTGGAAATGTTGATTACAGCGTAGTTCTAGCTCATTGTTGCCACGCAATAACCAATTTCAATGTACGGCATATTCAACAATTGTTAAAAGGAACGGTGTCACTGGGTAATAGTCCAAATTTTGGTGTTAGTAATTCTATGGAGGTGATGGATTTAGTTGAAGAAGGCAGCAGAGGCAAGAGGTACCACATAATCAAAGACTGGCATGCATTTGGGACAGATGCTTACTTGCAGAAAAAAGTGACTCCTTT